TCCGCGTAGGTCGCATACCAATACTCGGCAATGCGGTAGCACTTCCCCGCTTTGCCCTTCTCGGCATCGCCTTCGATAACCCAGAACTTCTTGTTGTCGCCTAAGCCTTCGAGGAGTTCGGCATCTGACGCTTTTGCGAGCTTGCTGTCGCCGTATTCACGGAGGTAGTCGGCTTCGAGGAGGTCAGCGGTGACGAAGCAGTAGTCAGGCTCCCAGAATCCCCCGTTAGCCTGCCACTTAGGGAGAGGGTCACGATACACGGAGAACCCGTTTTCGATGGGTTCGATGCGAATGACTTGATCAAGTCCAGAGCGTTCGTTCGCGTAAGCCTTGTTGACTCTCCAGTAGCCTCGTCCACAACCGACCATTCGCTGGAAGCCCCAACTGTACACATCATCGGCGTGGCTGTCCGTCTGGATGGCTCGAATCAAGCCCCCAATCACTTCTGCGGTTTCTTTGTTGGCTTTTCCATCCCGAGCCGTGATGGTGATGGCGAGATCCGCATCGTGCTCCTGATTGACCACCTGCGCCAACGGCTGATCCAACGTCCGCATCGTCAACATCGGACGCGCTGGAACAGCAGGAGAACCAGACCCCGCATTCGCCGGCAATCCAGCGCGGGCAATCTTGGCGTCTTCCGTCCACTGATCCCCAGCCTGAAACCGCAGCGCCTCTAACTCTCGTGCTCTTTGGTCATGCTCCGTCTCGGCAATGAACTTGAACTGCGCCACCGCCGTCGCATGCAAAGACTTGAGCGGATCAGATTTCGCCATCAGAACAGGTCCATCAGCGTGACGAGCGCAAAGAGGCAATAGACGGACAAAACGCAGAACCCTAAGACCCCAAGCGCGATGTTGAGTGGCCTCATCGCAGTGCTCTCACGGTCGGATGCACATACTCCACATGGTCAATCACGGCGTCCAGTGCGGCAGTGGAACTCGCTGCCGTGACCTTCCAGGCGCAAATGTGGCAATACGCCGCCGCACGAGGCTGCACGGGCACCTTGATGCTGAACATGGACGGGACGAAGGATAACACCGCTTAGATGCTCTCAGAGGCTGCTACGTGCTTCCACCGCTTGCCGCACCGGATGCCGTGAATGACATCCAGGCTGACGCCGAAGGCATCGGCTATCGGACGACCGCCAACACCTTGAGCAATCAGAACGCGAATCTCAGCCACGTGCCTGTCTGTGAGCTTTGACCATCCCGCTCGACGAAAATGGCTCCGAGACGGATCTTGCTGCATGCCCAACCGTCCCTTTCGGCTCGCATCTTTCATGTTCTCTGACTGCGTGCCGAGGAACAGATGGGCAGGATTCACGCATCGGGCGACATCACAGTGATGGCAGACAGATTTCCCAGTTGGATCACCCACATGCTCGGCATACATCAAGCGATGAACCAAGCAATTTCGGCCTTTGACCGACAGAATGCCGTAATCACGAGGCGCAGGTGCATTGACACGGCCAGTCCAAAGCCAGCAAGTGTCCGTCTTTTCGACCTTCGACCAGAAACCGCTAGGAAGGCTCATCCTCACCCACCAATTCGCGCAAGTCGGCCTCTAAATCGCCGTCGTTCCTGAACAGCAACGCCCGGACCTTGGCTTTCACCTCACGACGGCCTTCCTCGCGCAGTCCCTCATCCCGAGCCGCCAACGACGCCTTAATGACCTCGCCCGTGTCGTCCCAGATTTCAGTGCCCAGAGGCTTCGGAACGACGACCGTGACCGGAGAGAGAACCACTCGCGGAAAGACCCCATCGTGCTTCGGACAGACGATGCACAGACGCATCCCATCCGGAGACGTGTCCAACCCACAGGTGCATTCAGGCGATTGCATCACCGCGCCTCAATTCTCAGAGCGTCCTTGCCCTTGACCACGACATTCCCGACGCATTGAAGAAACGCATGTGGCTGACGACCCGTCTTGCCCCGATACACCGTCCGAACAGGGCATTGAACATCAACTGACCGCGCCGTCTTCCACCGCCCACGATGACGCACCCACCACACCAACCCCTCAGGAGAATGCTCTTTAAAGCACAAAATAGTTGGACTTGTCATGACCTGTCATCGCCGCGCGGAGTCGCTGTCATGAAAGATGGCCTATCGCTCACGAAGTTCAAGCCACTTCTCCACCGATTCAGGCCGGTAATACGTCTGACGACCCAATTTGAGACGCGCAGGCCCCTTATCGCCCAAGTTCCGCAGCGTCCCCTCGGCCATCCTCAGATAGTCCGCGCACTCTTTTCGCGTCCACAGCACTAAACCGGACTTTCCATCATTAACCGTCATCGCCACACGGCGAGACTAGCACGAAACAGCACGACCTACCACCACTTCTCCATCGGAGGCGGTGGCGCATTCCCCCTCTTCCGCTCCACAGGCGCCTGCTGCCGAACCGCCAAATACCGAAACGCATCCGCCGCATGACTCGACCAGTCGTGCACAGGGACCGCCTTAAACTCATTCAGCCGCGTGTTGTAGTCCCGCCTGTAGGCCTGCAACGCATCCAGACCCGTCCTCGTCTTCCCCTCATCGAACCAGCACTGACTAAACAGCATCCGAGCGGCGTGAATCCCCTCCTCCACCGGAACATTCGGACACAAACTAAACGAAATCCCTAACGATCTCGCCACTTCCAGCCGGCTGCGCCCACTCGCAAACTCCTTCACTTGTATGTCATGCGGTGCCCAGTGCCGCCCATACACATACCCCTTCCGATTCAGCACCTGCGCGTAGTGCGGCAACCCCTCCCCACTCGCCTCGTAATAGTCGATGACCCGCACCTCACCGCCCCTCAAGCTCTGCGTAAACCAAATCGCCGTCGCATCCCCAACACCCAAATCCCAGTCGGTATCGACCGGCAACACCGGATCAGCCGGCACCCTCCCAATCCGACCCTCATCCCGGCATATCTGCAATTCTGCTGAGTAAATCGCGCCTTTGATCGCCGCCTCGAACGAACACTCATACTCCTGCGCGTACTCGTCCCGCGTCATCATCGCCTTCGCGTTCAACAACTCTTGCTTCTCCACATACCCCGTCTCAGAGGCCTTGTAAGAGACGTACGCCCAGTCACCCGTGACGTTGGCTTGTGCGTCCAATGCCGCCCGCTGGAACTGATTCCGCCCATTCGGAGTCCCAACAAACAACGCCCATCCCTTCCTATCGCTCAGCGCAGGCCGCATCACCTCAGAGAAGATATTCGGCGGTTGTAGGCCAAATTCATCGAAAACAGCGCCATCCGAGTAGATCCCGCGCATCCGGTCTGGATTATCCGCGCCGAGGATCTGCACTTGCGAGCCATTCGGCAGGTTGATACGCAGTTCGCTCTCGTTCTTCTCGACGCCAGGTATGAAGCCCGAGTAGAACTTCATGTAGTCCCACGCGATGCTCTTGCCCTGCGCAAACGTGGGAGCGATGTAGTGCAGCCTGGGCCTTTCCTTTGAACAGGTTAGCGCCGCTTTGATGAGGTGATTGACGGCGAGGACAGTCTTCCCAAACCGCCGGTGGCACACCGCCACTACCCATCGGTGCTGGTCTAACAGGTCGTGGAGATGTTGCTGCAGCTTGCGGGGAGCATAGTCGATAACGATCTGGCGGGGTTTGGGCTTGGGCTTCGGTCCTCGAGCGCCCATCTAGTGCTTACCGACAGAGCGCCACATCAGTTGAAGCGGCCCATTGTCCGCGCCCGTAACTTCAACGTGCTCAGTAGGTTTCCCGACAAGGCGATTGATGAGGTCCGTGAACGCGGTGACGTTGGGGTCCTTTTCCCAAACCTCCACCGCGACATACTCGGACTCGCCGCCGGCCATCAACGCTTCCGCCTGCTCCTCGGTGAGTTTCTCGAACTTGCCAGAGGCTTTGTGCCGCGCCACGAGGTATTTGAGCCCTATGGCGTTCTTGACCTGGCTCTCGACCAGCTGCGGCACGTACTGCTTGATGTACGCCCTGATTTCGGCCAGCTCAATCTGTTTGTCAATTGTCGGCCTGTAGAGCGTTCCTTTTTTTGGGCCGCTATTAGGCCTTGCGCCACCACGCCGCTCTATTCGTGGGGCAACCAGGGCCGTCGTGGTGGCTGTCTGCTCAATCACCGCCACTTTTGCTTTTTTCGCCAAGGCCGAATCCTAGTGTTGTTCAGAAAGTTCAAACGCTACAGGGGGCGATTATGCGCCAAGTCGGGGTGAAATTATTTTGTGGGTGGGCTCATTTTGTTATTGACATCCTAACCGCTAGGCTTTATTGTATGTCTCATGACGAATACGAAGCGACGCGAATTGATGGCTCGGCGGGATGCGGCGTTGAAGGCTGGGGACGTGGCGACGTTTCAAGCACTCACGG